CTCAGCTTGGAGGTGCCAGCGTTAAATTGATTTCTCATGGAGAAAAAGATTCTGCTTAAAGACGGTTTTAGCGATGTATCTATAGACAGTATGCCTGTAGTGGATACTGATATTGATAATTGCGTTGTATGCGAGCGTAGTGTGACTGATAATGACAAAATGATAATATTCGAGGAAAATGGAGTTCCTAGGAGTTATTATTGTAGATTCTGTCATTCAGTCTATGGTGACGGCGATATACTGATATTTGCCAATACCAGCAAAATAAACAATGTAGTGGGCCTGTCATGATAGAAAGTTGGTTTGATGATTGGCTCGATATTGAAGTTATTGATAAAAAGGAGCAAGATAATGAAACTATTAATAGTAATGATTTGCCTGACACCTGTGACACCAGCAATAACAGTGCCGGTGTATTATAGTGTATATAGGATTATAAGTTGGATAAGGTCAGCAATTTTAATATAAACCCACCTCCATCAGAAATGAAGCATGCCGATGAGGTGTTGGCTAATTCATATTCTGATTTAATATACTTTGGCAGGGCATTTTTGCCAAAGGACTTTCTTAATAAGAGTGCCTCACCCGAATTCCATACTGAAGTAGCTAATAAGTTGATTAGTACTAAACCCGGCGCTAGGATATGCAATATACTGCCGCGTGGTTTTGGTAAGTCAATACTGTCAAAAGCAGCAATTCTGCATAAGATGCTGTTTAGTGCTAAAACTGAGCAACAGTTTATAGCTTGGATTGCTGAAGAACAGGGACAGGCTATTGACCACTTGAAGTATGTTAAGACCCATTTGGAAGTAAATAAGTTCATAAGGTACTATTTTGGTGAAATGGCTGGAGATGTACATGGCAACAGGTGGACTGAAAAGGATATTGTTACTGCCAAGGGCGATAGAATGATAGCTAAGGGTACTTCACAGCGACTGCGTGGCCGTTCAGAACTTGATGTACGTTATACTGGAATCATACTTGATGACTTTGAATCCGAATTAAATACCAAAACACCTGAAAGACGTTCGGAGATTAAGAAATGGGTAGTGTCTACCATATATCCTGCATTAGAGGAATCTCCGGGAAGAGAGGGCTGGATATGGCTGTGTGGAACTATTGTACACTTTGATAGTTTCTTACAGATGATTCTCGATGGTTTCAATGAAGCCACTGATAATGATAGGAAATATCCGTGGGATGTTACCTTTTATAGAGCCATTGAAGATGATAAGCCTATTTGGCCTGAACAGTTTTCCAAGGAAAAGCTTGCCGCCAAGAAGAAAGAGTTTATTGAAGCTGGCTTAGTTAATAAGTTTGCTCAGGAGTATATGAACGATGCTCGCGATATATCAACAGCAGCGTTTAAGATAGATAGGATACAGTATCATTCACATGAATTCAAATCAGTTGACAAGATGGCCTACTTAGCTACAAACGATGAGATGATACCAATAAATGTTTATATTGGAGTTGATATTGCCGCTACTGCTACAAATACATCTGATTTTCAGGTAATCATGGTTATGGGGATAGATAGAGAGAAAAACCGTTATGTACTGGAATATTTTCGTGAACGTATACCAACATTTGATTTACCGCAGATAATTATAGATATGGCAAATAAATATTCACCAATAAGGAGAGCTACTATAGAAACAGTTGCGGCTCAGGAAATGGTGAGAGATATGGTAACTAGGCTGGCACATAGTGATAAAAGACTGATTCCGGGTATATTTAGGGGCGTTAAGCCGCCGGGGGGTATAAAGAAGGAAGATAGGCTGGAAACTACATTAGGGCCTATAGTAAACTCTAAAAAGCTGTTTATAAGACGCAGTATGACTGAATTGGTAGATGAATTCTTTGAACATCCGTTTCCACGGCATGATGATTTAATGGATGGATTGTATTACGCTGATTACTATGCTAAGGCGCCGTCAAGCTCAAGAATGAAGAAGAGTGAATATAAAAGCAGTAGTAAAAAGAAGGCGATAGGAGGAAAAGTATATAATTGGATGACCGGACTAAGAATGTCTTGACAGTAAATATTTTAATATTTAACTTTGGGGCCGTATGCCTAACCTAAAAACAGACGCGAGAGCTCAAGAGAATCAGGAATTGTGGCAGCGCTGGCGAGATGCACGTTCATCTTGGGATACTGAAGCGCGTTCAGATATTGATTTTTATTCTGGTAATCATTATACAACCGATGAGTCAGATGAACTTTCTTCGGTTAATCAGGCGGCTGTTCCAATGGATAGGATTGGCCCTGCGGTTGAAAAACTTAAAAGTATAATTACAGCTACACCGCCAGCGTTTACAGTTATACCAAGAGAAGATTCAGACGCCAAGTTGTCCAAGATTTGGCGTGTTATATTAGGATATTGCTGGGAGTTGTCTAGTGGTGATATGCATATGAAACAGGCAATACATGATTATGCTGTTACTGGACTTGGCTATTTATATGCCTACCTTGACAGTGAATCCGATTTCGGTAGGGGCGATATCAAGTTCACAAGTGTAAATCCGTTTCGCGTATATGTCCCGCCTTCTTCTAGGGACAGGTTTTTTGATGATGCTGATAGTATCATCTTGTCTACTATACTCACTGAAGAACAGGTACTTCGCCTCTACCCTGAATTGGGCCCTCAGATAGACCCTGAAACTGGAGAAGAGATTGATGGGCTCATAAAGGATATATCCACCCATTTTGACGAGGATTATCCTTCGGCTCAAAATAAGAACAGTATTTATACAGTATATCCAGATGCATCTAGGGATTTGGATTATGGCGAATCAGAATATTATCAGATATTAGAGAGATTTTTTAAGACCAAGGTTCCTTTTTATCGTATAGTTGATGTACGTACTCAGGAAGAGCAGGTATTAAGCGGCCCTGAGTTTCAGCAGTTCTTAGCTGAGAATCCTGATGTATTTGAAAGCGGCTTGATGGAATATGCAGAAGTATTGCAGAATAGGGTTGGCGTTATAGCTTCTATTGGTGAGATAGTATTATACGAATCAATACTTAATATTGAAATATATCCTATTATACCTCTTCCGAATGTATATACTGGAACTCCTTATCCTCGTTCTGATGTTTCCAGAGCTAGGCCAATGCAGAGATTGCTTAATAAACTTTGGTCACTGGCCATATCACATGCGCAGGCGTCAGCAGGGTTAAAACTATTAGTTCCTCTTGGAAGTGTAGAGAATATAGGCGACTTAGAACGTGATTGGGCTAATCCTAATGCTGTTATAGAAGTAGACAGTTCGCAGGGTGAACCGCATTATCCATCTCCTACGCCACTGGCGTCTGAGTTTTACAGACTTATACAAACTGCAGAGCATTATATTGATTTTACATTTGGTCTTCCAGAGTTAATGCATGGTTTTGCTGAAGATGCTCCTGAAACTGTACGCGGTACTGAAAAGATGATATCGCTTGGAGCTGAACGGCCTAAATCTAAACTAAGAGATATTGAGTTTGGTATTAGCAGGCTTGGGAGAGTAATGTATGGTCTTGGTAAGAGTCATTACTCATATCAGAAAATGTTCAGGTTGGCACAGCCTAATAATGATTTGTCAGAGGTTACGGTTAATTTATACGATGATGTCAGCGGTACATTAATGGATATAGCAAAAGATAAATATAATGTTAATCAGCATGATGTAACTATAGCTCCCGGGTCTACATTGCCGACTAGCAAATGGGCTGAATATAATGTTTATCTGGAAGCGTTTCAGTTGGGTATTGTAGATAAGGAAGAAGTTTTGAAGAAAAATCCAGAGATATTCGATAAAGAAGGAATTTTACAGAGAACTGGAGAAATACAACAATTACAAGGCATGGTACAGCAATTAGAAGGCCAAGTCAAAAATTTGCAAGGTGACTTGCAGACCGCTCAGAGAGAGTCGGTGGCAGATAGAAAGAGGGTTGAAGTTGAGAAATTTAAATCCAAGCTTTCTAATGTCGAATCAGATGCTAAAGCAACTAACAAAGTGCAGGCTGAGAAGCTTGCCGGAGCAGTGAAGCTCGCGGCTGAGAAATCCAAAAATATGAT